TGAATGTTTCTCCCTCATAACTCATTGCAGCCTTGTCCCAATGGTCAGTTCTCGGTGCAGTATGGGATAAGTTTTCATCAGAATACTGCCTTCTTGCCACGTCATAACCTCTAACAGTTTTATTCCAAGCAACTGATAGTTCTTCTTTGCTTGTATTTACAACGTGACCACTTCCAGCAAGTCCGCCAGTTCTCCAAGGTACAAATGGTGTACAGATACGTATAAATGTCTCGCCTATTTCACGAGCATGTTTACCAAATTGATTGTAGCAGATTGACTCCACTGCATTCTCTGCATTCTTTTGATATGACTTATCAACTGTAACTCTTACACCAGCCATTTATGTACCCCTTACATAATAATGCTCATTACCCCTACCGCCATCTACATTGATGGCAACTCTATTAATTGTCATGCATCCTTGCAAGGCTTTGTACTTTGATACTAAATCGGAAGAACGATGCCCTTGGGTGTACTCATCTATTGTGTCAGATACTTCCCCTTTAACAATAATATCATTTTCGCCTAACGTGAAGTAGTTATCCATCTTCTCATTGGGTAAATCTTGCCACAAATATTTTTCCATAAAATCGTCACGTTTAGGTATTCTGCAAATAATATCTTTTGTCTCTAAGATAGTATTACCTACATGAACTTTCTCGCCCACATATTTCCAAAAACAATCAGTCACAATATGTCTATGCCATATTGCTTCATGAGTAATTGGGTCCATATAACGATTGTATACAGTTATTGTATCACACCACCAAGACGGATAATGATTCATTATTATTCCTCAACTGCTTTTCTTTTACGAGCAGGCTTTACTTCCTCTGTTGCTTCTTCCTCTACTTTAGCCTTTTTTGCGGGCTTACGAGATTTTGCAAATTCCTCAAACATTGCATCAACCTCTTCAATAGAGTCACAAGGTCTTAACATTTTAACCTCAAATGAGGGCTTGCCATACTTCTCAATTGCAATGGCAATATCATCACTGTCGCCAAAATAATTCTTATCAAAAATTACTCCATATCTTTTACCAAGATATGTTTCGCCTGTTTTCTTATTAGTTGTTTCAAAAATATATCCTACCATCATGCTCTCCTTATTCGCCGGGATAAATTCCTCGGTAGAGAAGTTTACGTCCTAAATCATTTACAATGCTACCTAAATATCTATTCACTAAGTCTTGTGTGTTTTTCTTGCCTTGTGCAAACGCAAGTAACTCACCTGAACTTAACAAATTATAAGAAGTAGAAACGCCATCGTTACTTTCTTGTGTTATGCCGGCTTCTTTTGTCCAACCGATGCCCCAACCTGCTCCACCTGCGCTTGCCGCAAGTAGTGAGTTTTCAAGTTCTTTAACTCTTATGAGTTGGTACATACAACGCTTCAACTCAGGAGTATCTAACGCTTCTGACCATTCGGGCTTTTGTAGACGATTAAACGTATACCAGTTTATTGTTGATTCTGCATCAAATTCTAAATCATTAAAGGAGGTTTCGTCAAGTTGTCCTCCATATTCAGTGTATTCTTCGTATGTAAGGTACATAGACAAAACCTCCTTCGTGAAATCAATTTACATTAGCCAAGAGAGATAATTCTTGAAATGGGAATTACTTTATGGTTAATGTACTCTTTGGTTGCGCCACCGGTATTTACGAGTTCCCAATTGTCGCCATCAGCCAACTCTGCATCTGTAGGTGAAAGTGAAGCAATGTCGTTGATTCCGATGAAGGAAATACCGTAAGGTGACCAGCACTTTCTCTGACGAGTGATAAGAGTATCCTCACCACCATTTCTGTAAGGGTCTCTAGCCATTTCAGCAGGAACCTTAGCACCACAGTTGGTATACTCAATAGCGCCATTACCGAATACATATGTAACATACTTATCAGCAGCCCCGCCAGTACCTGCGATTACAGGCATATCATCATCAACGATTACAAGTCTACCATTAAGAGTAGCGATGTTGGTATCTCTCTGCATACCGTTTGCATCGTTGTACTTGATGTATGTAAGAAGGTTCTGATTCTCAAGGTCTGTAGCAACCTTAGAGTGCATAAGTGCAAGACTGAATGCGCCCTTGTGGTCACCGGCTGCCTTCTGAATACCAGTATTGAGAGTTGTAGCATCCATATATCCGAGAACGCCTTCAGTATTAGCTACTGCGGATACATCGTGAGTATGTTCAGCAACGAACTCAGCACCAGCAGTGTCAGACATTGCAAATACACCGTTGAGAATATTTACAAGCATAGCCTGGTCCTGCTCTGTCCAGTACTCAGCAACTTGCTGTGCAACGTTCTCCATGAAATCTACACCACCAGTGATATCATAAGAGAAGTCCTTCTCTGTCCACGCTTTAGCACGACCAACAACTACTCTTGAATGAGAGAAGGTCTTTGTGCTTGTAGCAGTGATGTTTGTCTGACCATCATAGTTGAGAGGTGTTCCACCGATGAGACCATGTAAGGGAGTGGTTAAGAAGTTACCACCAACTTGGTCGCTCATAGAAGCGGCAAGTTCAGGTCTTGCGATGATAGCACCTGACTTAATCAACTGATTGAGGTGTACATTGGGAATACGGTCCATGTATTTCTGGAATACTTCGCCGTTAAATAATTTAGCGTCAAAATACTTACCCATTATTTATTGTCCTCCTGTAGGGTTGTTTCCTAGAATGTAATCTGCATACTAGGATTATCGTTTTTCATTTTCATAAGTTCTGAAAGGGACTGCTTTTTGCCACCATTATCTCCGCCATTAGGATTAGTAGTACCACCGGTGATAAGTGTAGGCTCATTGCCTCCAGGAGCAGGTTCTGCTTTCTGTACAAAAGCATCGCCGTTCTCTTTAGCATATTCTGCCATATAATCTTTTGCACCCATGATGTTACCATTCTCCATAGGTAATGATTTGGCAATCATCGAATTGATGAAATCTCTCTTTGCGGCATTACTTGAAAATGATTGTTCGCCTGCAAATTCTTTTACGGCAAATTCATACGCTTGTTTGTTTAACTTATCTGTGTACTCCTTCTTTGCGGCGTCATACTCGTTTCGCATTTTAGTAAGTTCACCAGACAAATTCTCAATCATTGCTGAATCTGTACCCGCCTTGGCCAGTTTCTCCTGAAGAGATTTTAAGTCTGTGTCTCTCGTACCTATTGTAGCGTTTAAATCTGCTATAATAGAATCTTTTCCGCTTAAATCATCTTCATACTTCTTCTTAGCAACATACTCACCTTTGGATAAATCTGCAAGTTTATATCCTGCAGTCTTTACACCTTCAGCGAATTGGTCGTAAGTTAAAGCACCGTTTTCTGCCTTTGCAAATAAATCCTTCAAAAAATCCATATTCAGTTCCTCCTACATTCTGAATGATTTTAGTTTAAATGTGGAGCCTCTCTCCACCGGAATGTGCGTTTCTTTAAATGTCTTTACGCCAGACGTTATTGCGAGAGGTTTTTACCTCTTCACTATTAATATACTACAACATGGAAGAAAATGCAAACATTTATTCGTTGTTTTTGTTAGCACTAACCTTCTTAGCGGCTGCCTTAGCATCGGCTTCTTGTCTCAATTGGTTATTCTTCGTTGCAGGGTCTTGCTCTAAGCCTTTAAATGATTGATTCTGTGCTATCTGTCCTAACTGTGACTGTGCCATCATATTGGTCTCAATCGCACGTTTGTTCTCCTCATCAATGTCCTGAAGTGCTTTCTTAGCCTGATTCTCAGTCTCACCGAAGTACCACATTCTAACCTCAAGTTTTGATGCAAGACCTGCGCTGATGAGTTGAAGTCTCTTTGTAAGTTCAGACTCGCTATCTACAAGGATACTGTCATCCCACTCGAAAGAAATCTCATATTTACCGGGAGGTGTAATATGATAAAGAGATGTGTACACATCCATTACATATACAGTATCTTTAAGCGCATCCTCAAGTGCATCTTGTATGTCAGCATTGGTTGAATAACTACGCTGTTTGAGTATTTTCATCTCGGTAGCAGTCTTTGCTTCTGTTGCAATGAACTGAGGGTCACCAGACAGTGTTCCTCTTGAAAGACCTGTTGCATCCTCTATCCTCATAAGAATAGTGTTAAGACCATTTGTCATGGATGCATCTCTTAACTCAGGAGCGAATACATTGTAAGTTTCCTCTGAGTTAAGGTCAACCTTTCTGAATAGACGCTGTTGCATAGTAGGTAATTGTGTGACATCATTACCATCCTTGTCAGTAACAAGTTTGAGTGCATCACGGTCTACATCAATTGCAAGTTCACCACCCTCATATTCCCAAAGAAGTCTTGAATACTGGTAATCAGCATCTTTGATGAGATTGACTACTCTACTATATGCACTCACGCCTAAAGGACTATGTGTATCGATTGTGTTTGCTTCAGGCATCTTGAAATATGCAAAAAGCAATCTGTCTACATCTGTAACTTCTGCATAAGGAGCGATGTTAGCCCATTCAGGCACATCTGTAAGTGAAATCTGTATGCCTAAATCAACCTCGAGACGGGAAGGCGTTGTAAGTTGAACTACGTTGTTATTCTTCCTATATGCGAAATTCTGTACAATAACCTTGTTGTTTTCAAGTTTATGGTATTCAAGTCTGCTGTATACATACTCTTTATCCATCCTACGCTGAATAAATGCTGCCTCAACTATTTTGCCGTTTGCGTCAAAGGAAAGAGGATAGAAGTTATCCGCTTGAACAAAGTCGAACTCAATACGTGCTTTGTAGTTCTTGTCGTTCTCAACATGCAAATTATCTTCATAATGAAGTCTTTTTGTGTTGTATGCTCTATCTTTCGACTGTGACTTTTCAACTGTCTTATTTCGCTTTTTTGACTGCTCATTTGAGAAGTCATTATTTAAAACTACGTAAGGTTTGATGACCAAACCACCCTTAGCAATACCGTATTCAAGTTGCCTACGTATATGCTTCTTAAGTTTCTTATACTCCTGATTAAGAAAGTCTGCTCTTTCTGTATTACCAATGGGAACATCCTCAGTAATAGTCATTTCACCGACGCCCATTGAAACTTCACCTGTCGTCTCGTCAATTGAAGGCGGTTGATAATCGGGATTTTCTTTTTCAACCTCTTTTGTAGGAGTAGTAATCTCAGATTCCATCTCCAAAGTTGCAAGTCTTGCCTTCTCACTCGCAATGAGTGAAGGTAGTCCTAAAGAGACTATTCTGGTAGGGTCATCTTTCTTAGGCTCCCTCAACCAAGGTGAGTTATCTTCGTACATGTCGCTCCAAAGTGTGATAGCATCTGCCATTTTGGATGATACTGAAGGTGCAATTCTAATCGCTTGTTCAATAGTTTTAGGTCCAAACATATCTCTTACCCTTTCTCTAATTTTGTTCCAAACATTATAAAAGTAGTTCATACGTTCTCCCTCTATAATAAGCCAACTTTGCTAAATATATTATAACATACATATGTTCTAAGGACAATCACTGTCCTCTTCTTCTCCAATATCGTTCGGTTGCGTATCGCACGGAGTCTATACTGTGGTTATTAGCATCCGGATATCCACTGATAACCTCATCGTTCTTATCCCTCTCATACTCATACTCTACAAACTCTTTATAAGTCTCAGGACAACGTTTGGGGTCAATGTAGATGTGATTTAAGGACTGTAGCCACTTCATTGAGTAGTTTATACTATCAGGTCCTTTCTCAGCAGGTCTACAACCATAACCACCATATGATTTAAAGTCTGAAATTGATTTAGGTTCTGCACTATCCATAGTCATAATCTCGTCTGGCCTCATCATAGCCCGTCCGGGCACATACTCTAGTTCGTTATATAACTTATCATAAACGTCTTTGTTGGACATCTTATTGACTCTGAACTCAGCAAATATGTATAAACTACGTCTTGCCGCGTCAAAATGACTCTTTGTGAACGCAAACGGGTCAGGATACCATCCAAAGTCGGCACCATTGTAAATATGGTCGAACTGCATAATCTGTTCGTCACTCATATACATGGCTTCAACGTTTTCAAAGACATTTCCACCCGTTCCAACGGGTATTCCTAAATATTCATGCTCATAGGCACGAGGATTTGTCTCTTTTAGGTCTTCTGCCTCGTCAAAAAACGCAGGTCCTAACCAATCTTCGGGTACATCCAAGTAGGTATTGCTAGTTACCAGCGTATTTTCACGACTCATAGCGTCTACGGCGTACTGATTTGCCCAATTTATGATGGAAATCGGGGGGTTAAAAGAGCGAAAATCCCAAAATAACTTACCGCCACGCATGGTAGACTGCAAAACTTTACGAATTTCCGCTTCTCCACCATATTGGTCAAGTTCCTCGAACCAAGTAATGCCTATATATCCGAATGGCAACTTGACGGACTTGACTTTATTGGGGTCATCCAAGCCAAAAAACAGAATTTGTTGTCCTGTTGGTATATAAACAATAGGTGTTGCGATGGATTTAGGGATATGGAACAGTTTTTCAAGCCCCCATGCGTTTATAGCCCAAACTATCTGAGACCAAACGCTGTTTTTCATCGTATTACCGACTTTTCTAAAGACTATTGCATGTATGTTGTTGTAGGCAAGGATTAGTAATATTATGCACAATGAGATGAAGGAAGACTTGGTACTTCCACGTCCTCCCTTAAAAACATAGTGCGTATGGCGATGTTCCATTACATCCTCAAGAACTTCGTCATACATTGGTATTACATTATCCTGGACTGATAAATTATACTCCATCCGCCACCTCTATTGCAGGCATATTGGCATCTCTATGCCAGTTAAGATTGATTTGAATTGCGCTGTCTGCCTGCTTCTGAGGAATATCAATAATTCTCTTAGCAAGTTCCCTAGCAGCCGCCGTCCTCTCCGAAAGTGGAGCATCCAATCCAAACTGGTCTTTCTCCTCGCCACGCATGACTGCTGTAAAATACTGCATGACTTCCTGTTCATCTGCAATGCTCGCCGCATTCATCTGGTCTATCCTGTAAAGAATCTCATCATAGATGTAATCTTTCTTAAGGACTCTCTCCCCAATGCTCTTTAAAGTCTTTTTGCCCTGAGGTATAAAGCCCGCATCCTTAGCCGCAAGCGCCGCATCGCCATTAATCATGAAAGAATTAATAAACATATGTTCTTTCGGTGAAAGTCTATGCCCATTATTGGTTTGTAGGATATCTGCGCTAGGTGAATACTCCTTTACAATGCTCGCTAATTCATCCGCTGTCATTTAAGTCTCTTCCTCCTTAGATAATCAATAAGTCGGTTTAAGGATTGCTGAGAGATGCCCGCATAAGTTTTATCAACAATATCCCTAACCTTAGTAGCCTCATACTTAATGCCTGGTGATGCCAACTTATTAGTCCTTATAGCATCAATAGATGGGTTATCTGCATTAACAATAACCTTGCCGCTAACCCTTGCATTAGGGTCGTAAGCGTTTATCTGTAAGTTGTCCCCTCTGGTAAGTCGGAATTGAAAAAGGACATCATCTCCGTCATAAGTTGCTATCCTCAACTGTAAATTATCTGCCCCTGGTCTCTGAAAGTTAGCCTCCCTAGGAGCAACAGTAGAAAACCTCATAGCATAGTTAATACCAAATATCAACTCGTCATCCTTTATCCAAGTCTTCCTCTTACCGCTGGCATTTCTGAAAGTAGCGCCCATTACTCTTCTCCACTTATTTCATTATAATAAACCGTCATGAAGTCCTCTGGTCTAGCCTCAACCCATTCTTTATTAGAATCAGGTAATGGCAAGCCGTTTTCCAAGCACCAAAGGTCGTTAAGATAAAAGATAATCCTCACCAAAGAAGCCGATTTATAAATCTCCCTACTCTTATAGCGCCCAATACTCTCATCAAAATAAGCCTTAGAGATAGAATACATGGTATGTGGTATACCTTCTATCCCCATAAACTCTTTTCTATTAAATAATAAATTAGCCCCGCGGGAATTAAGTGCTTTGAATAAAGTCTTGCAAGTTTTAGATAAGTCGGCCATAAGAACCACCCTCCTTATAATACATACTATAACACTTAATAATATACTTAGTCAAGAAACGTGAAAAATCCCAGGTAGTCGCCCCAGGTATATAGAAACCAGCCAAATTTAAAAATCGAAACTCGTCCAGACGTTCCACGCGCCACCACAGAATTATCCACCACAGAACCACCCGCCGCCATAGCACCACGAAAACGAGAGCCCCAGTATATGGAAAAATTGCTGGACGTGGGGATGCACCAGCGCACTTCGATTTTCGCTCGAACGTGTGTGTGTCGAACGTGTGTACGTACCCTATGTGCAAAAAAAGAGAGAGTCTTGCGACTCTCTCGAACACGTGTTTGTGTTTTATGCTTCTTTTTTCTGTTCTTGCTTTTTTTCAGTAACAATTACTTTCTTGTCTTGAGCGTCAACTAGTTTTATAAAGTCGTTACACAATGCAATTGCTTCTTTTAAAGTCTTGCACTTGTAGTTGTTATTTTTGTCAAGTTCTTTACTTGTGTAGATGTCGCTTGATACATCAACTCTTTTTCTAAGCATCTTAGAACACTCACACGCTATAAAATCTTTATGGCCCCATAGCTTAATGACTGCTCGTTTGTCTGTCTTATTTCTGATTAAAGCATAAGACTTGCGTTCTACTTTAACAACTGAAAATTCTTCGTTATCGAAACATCTTAAAGTTTCATACTTGTTAGTGTCGAACTTGATTGAACTAAGTAGTTTTGTGACATCGAGTAAATCATTAGTTTTAATTGTTTTTGCTGTTGTTGTTGCTGTTGCTGTCTTGTTTGCTGTTGTCTTGTTGTTTGTGTTGTTTGTTGTTTTCATAGTATCTCTCGCTTTCTGTTGACTTGCTACACTATGTAACAAGTAGTTCATTTCTTGAACTATCTTAAGTTTATCACTTTCCTTTGTACTTGTCAACAAAAACACACAAAAAAATTGAAATTTTTTCTAGCACATTTTTGTTATTGCACATAGCAACATTATGCTAGTCACACACTAATACTGTATTGCACTAAAGCATGGGCTTTTAAAATTCTCAAATTTTTTCTTCTTTTATTATTACCTGATATATAGATATACAATATATATTTTTATATACTGATATATATTTTTACTGATATATATTTTATTCATATCGGATGGCACCAGCCTTGATATATCAATATATATTTTCTACGGTGCCATCCTGATATATAGATATATAATCCGTCTATATAAAACGGATTATATATATTTTTATGCTTCAAGATATAATTCGAATGACTTTGAAAAGTCAATCATTTTGTCATTCTCTACAGCATTTATAATAGTGTTCAACTTTTCGTCATGTTTAAAGTTGATGTATTTTAGCCACTCGGCAAATGACTCTCTTGATTCAACATCTTTGAAAATGTATCTTGTGTTATCACTGAAAACGAACTCGGCAGTAATTTTATTATTCTTCATCATGTCTGTCTCTCTTTCTATGCTTAATAGCATTGAATCTGTTATTGTTTACAATACTATTGTATCATACTGACAGCATTATTCTATAGGCAGAATAAAAAAAATTTCTTGATTGGTACCATCCTTTTTTCATTCTCAAACAAACTTCCCACAGGTACCCACCTAATATATAAATATAGAAAAGAGCGTAGAATATCTACGCTCTGGGTTATATCTATCTCGCTTTATATGAATCATGTTCGGTAATATCTGTCTCTGCGTGATATTTACGCAATATATCATTAAAGGTAAGAAGATAAACATAAGCATAATCTGGGTCTCTATCATAATGCTCTATAAGTTTATCAAGGGACAGATGTTCATGAGGAGTTTCTACATCATCTACATACATATCACAAAAGTGGTTATATACTAACTTTGCGACTGAAAGTTCATGGTATAAACTATCATTTACAAAATCAGCATCACAACGGTCACAATGACAAACACTTTCGTATACGGACTCTGCTAATGCTACGTATAGATTGAACGGCACTTCATTCTCTCGTTTAATCGGTGTTACTAACTTATCGAATGCATGTATATGATGCGGAGTTAAAGTAATATTGGTAACTGTCATAGCATCTCTCTTTCTGTGCTAATAGCACTGAATCTGTTATTAATTACAATAATAGTATCTCATAGCATACTATAGAATAGAAGAGGCGAAACAAAAACAATTTATCTCAGGTTGGTACCAACCAAAATCAGTGAATAGAAAGAGAGGGCAGATTTCTCTGCCCTACTCACATTAATCATATACTTCCTGATATGCTATTTCTCTGGCTAAATCAATATCTCTGGTTATATAATCATCATCGATATATTCATAGGCATCAGTTTCAATGGCTTCTCTTAATTCTTCGCTCATCTTTATACCTCCTCCTATATCCCATACATATAATCATGTAAATCATCAGCGGTTATTTCTACATCATCTAAATACTCTAAATCGGTACAGTCATTTACTAATGATTCGAGGTATTCACTGATAGTCTGTACTGTCTCGGTAGCATTGTCAACGTCATAAGTTGCAATACTATCTGTGGTAAGATTTGTAAGAGCATCATCACAAAGGTTTTTAATAGTATTGAACTTCTCAATCATAGCATTATAAATGGCTTCTTTCTCTCTCATATTGGTATCTCTCTTTCTGTGGAGCACATCTCTGTGCTGTTACTGTTTACAATAATAGAATAACATACTGACAGCAGAATACTATAGGCGAATGAAAATAATTTCAACTGGTTGGTACCAACCTGCTTTACGCTGACTTACTCCCCTGGCAGGTACCAACCAATGATATATAGATATATAAATGGTTAAATGGTAAGGCGGTATATATAAATGGTATATATAGAAGAAACATAAATGGTAATAACCAAATGGTTATTTATATTCTCCATATATATAGAAAAAACACACTCTACCAAAAAACCAAAAACCACGAAACCTTGCCAACACGCATACCTACTGCATTCCAGCGTTTTTGGCAGGCACCAACCAAAAAACCAAAAACCATCGTGCACCCCCCGAACATACGTTCGGCACGACCGATAGTTTTTTACGGCGACTCTTGGTATTTTTTTACGGTGTTTTTTTTACGGTGATATAAGATATAGGTACATGATATATGGTTAAATACAAATATGCTAGAAGTAGCATGGTTACGCTGTTTGAAAATATACTAGTTGGAGATATATTAGTTGGAGATATACTATTTGGTTGTTGGTTATATATTTGGTTATATATGTTATATTATTATAGTATTTGGTATATATAAGATTAAGTATTCCTCTTTACTATCGCCGCCGTTTTGGAAATTTAGATTCTATGCATATATTCTGTATGTTGGCTTATATAGGTTTTGGTTATATATTCTTTTGGTTTTTGGTTTTATTTGTTCGAGTTTTGTTCTGCTTTTTAGGTACCCGCCTTTTTTAAATTTTTGGCAATAAAAAAGAGGGCTTTTTTAGCCCTCTTGTGGTTTTTATCTGAAATATAACTTGCCAGCTCGGAGATATACTACTGTCTCATATCCATCGTCGTTTATTATTGTCCAAGCTGTAACATCATCGGGAATCTCTACTACTACCAAATATGAGTTCTCTCCACTTGCTCCCCACCAGTCTAAATCTTCTACCACTGCTATTACTTTAGGGTCTGTTCTCATTGGGGATGAAATCACCCAAGCCTTATCTAACATATTCTCCCAATCTTCATCACCGAACCTTCTGATAAGTTCCTCAGCAACAAGCGGGGAGAAATTAAAACCACCGGCACACTCATTTATTATAACCTTCATCTCTTACACCTCCTCTATGGAATCTAAATTGAATTTGTATAGGGGATATCTACAGAATCCACTGTAGGCATATCTCTCAGCAAATGTACCAAGATTATTCTCCTTTATAAATTCCTCCGCATTGGGCATGTTGTTTGTGTCTACATATGCATAGCCATCAGGCAGAACATCATTGAGATTGACTGTCAACATACCATAAGGTTCTCCATTCTTGCAAGTCAATGCAATCGCCATGTTACCATTGTTTGCATATGTGGTTTTGGTTACTGTTACTTCATATGTCTTTCCATATCCTGTTATTTTCATTCTCTTAGCCCTCCTTATTCGCTAACTACTCCGTCTACGTATAACCCGCCTTCTTGTGCTCTCTTCATGGTTCTCATGAAACATCCCATGATTCCTGCAAACCACTCATCACTATCCACATAGGAATCATCTACGTCTGAGATGTCAAGGCTGCCATAAGGAATATCCCCGTCTGCAACTCCGCACATCAACCATCCATCAATTGCGCTCTCATCGTTGACACATCGTGCCAATAACTCCATTGCCAATACTACTTTCTTTCTTTCATTAATATCCATATTCTTATCTCCTTTCTGGTTATGCCTCGATATTCAAATAGCAAAACTCCTGCTCGCCATCGCTATCAAGGGTAATATTATACTCACCGTTAGCCAATGCACGGACAACATCAAGTTCATCTTTGGCTAAATCATATTCCCCATCCATGAAAAATTCTTGGGCAATATCAATATGCTGGTTAATGGCAAACTTAAGATATTCGTCAAGGTTATTGCACTTCTTAGGACTTGTGAGATATTCTTCGGCTCTGTTGTTAATAGTATATTCGGTCATTTTGTATCTCCTTTCGGTGTAGCACTGCTGTCGTGCTGTTCTCATCTACAAGTACAGTATAACATAGGCACTAACAAAACTCAACAGGCATCTGCAAATTTCTTTTTCTGGTACCCGCCATTTATCTGAGCAAAGAGAGTGGGGCGCAAGGTTTATCCTCACGCCCCTAGAAAAGAGATACTATATATGGGTATTTACTTGTTGGCTACTTTCTTAGGTTCTGCTTTCTTAGCAGTTACCTTCTTAGGCTCTGCTTTCTTTTCAGCAGGCTTCTTCTCTGTGGCTTTCTTCTCAGCCTTAGCAGGCTTCTCTGCTTTTACTTTAGCAGGAATCTGCTGATATGCGGCAATAATCTTCTTAGCAACCTCAGGTACTAATTCGATAGGGCACATAATTGTGGCGTGAATAATCTTCTTCTCACCCTTTACGGTCTTACCAACATTGGTGAACTTCACATCCTTATCAAGGAATTCTGTAGCCTGCTTACGGATGATGAACTTTCCACTCTTACCTGTGATATACAACTGGAACATATCTTTTTCAGTTCCAGGATTGTAGAAGTGGATGAACCTAAAATCTTCGTATGAGATGGCTTTAGGTGTGTCAAGTTTGCTGTCGGCTACAACATCCACAGTCTTATCTGCCTTGAATGCAGATTCGATACCTTCTGCGATTGCCTTAAAGTCTGTCTTAGGCTTAGGCTCTTTCTTCTCTACAGCCTTCTTAGGTGCAGTTGCTACTGCCTTCTTCTCTGTTGTCTTGGTTTCATTCTTAATGGTTTCTGTCATAATTAATTTCCTCCTTGTTGGGTCTGCATGGGCACTATGCTCCATGCGGTGTGTATCTCTTTACAATAACATAATAACATACTATAACGTGATTTACAACAGGTAATTTAAAATTTATTTCTCACCTTCTTCCCACTCTACAAATGTCCGGGTGCAGTCATTATAAAGGTTATATATAATGCTGGAAAGGACTTCTCTCTCACTGCAACCATACTCTAGCATCTTCTGGTTGATATCAGAATGGTTAAATATATTCTGAGCAACCTCAATCATCTGAACCTCATTGTTGGCATCAAGGTGATGATATACAAAATCCAACATCTTGGTATAAGCATCCACATCACCTCTGGTGTAATAGTTGTTGTCAATACACATCTGCCTTACTTTATCAGCATAGGCTATTCTCTTAATCTTCATAATAGTTCTCCTTTCAGGCTCTGAACTCTGTTGTGCTGTTCTTGTTTCTAAGTACAGTATATCAAAGGTTCTCACTCTTTACAACAGGTAATTAAAAATTATTTTCTGCCTAAAATTCTTCATCCCATCTCTCTCTGAAATAAGGGCAAACTTCTGCATGACCTTCTGTCCATGCCTCTGAGAATGTTTCCTCATCAATCTTACTTTCCATAAGGCATGTAGCATCATCAGGCTCATAATAATTATTGGACCTGTAAATTTTACAATTTCCACAATCTCCGCAATAAGCCATATCAAATCTCCTTTCAGTGCTCTGTTCTTGTTTCTAAGTACAGTATATCATTGGTTGAAACACTTTGCAACAGGCAATTGAAATATCTTCTCAATGGACGTGTCAAACCGCTTCAGGCAGACACTTTAATGGTACCAGCCGTAGTCTTGAGCATTAAAAAAGGATAGCGTCTTATTTGACGCTATCCGAGCGGTCTAGTATGCCACGAACTCGTAATGCGGATACATATATCTTTTAATCTTCCTCACATGCTGAGATGTTGTGGTTGACCATTTGCCAAGTTCATATACAGCCTTCTCCTCGTGGTCAATGAGTCCAACCACTGTATTGTAGGACTTTATCAGTGTATATCTACCAGTAAATTGTCCTGTATAGGCCTGGCATGAACGAAACTGTACCCATGATATACACCATGAGGACACACTTCTCATAATATCATCCTTTACTTTTATGGCTTCCTGTGTTGTCATTCTTTATCCTCCTCATTCTTTTCAAGTAGCTCCTCATAGTAAAACGATAACTCAA